TCGGACTGACCGCACTGATCGCGTTCTTGAGCGTCAGCGCGCTTCTGCGCGGATTCGGGCGGTTCTAGCGCGGGCGACGCTCCACCCGCTCGACCGTCCACTGACGGATCGACGCATACGGGTCGTCCTTGAGTTCACGCTGCGCGTCCAGCACCATGCGGCTATCCCACGGCAACCGCGACGTCGCCCGGAACGAATGGGTACCCTTCGGATTCGACGGGTCAGCGTCGATCGTCAGAACGTCCTCGATCGGGAACCCGTAATCACTCAGCGTCGCCTCATGTTGCGCAAGCGCGAGCGCATACGCCTGATCGTCGTCAGACCAGTCCCAGAACTGGGACGGTCTTACTCCCCAGGCTCGAGCGGCTCGGAGGTCGGCGAGGAGGGCTCCATCGCGTCGGAGCCGAGCGATAAAAAACCTGTGTCCGTGCGAGTCTGATTCAGGACAATGACCGCGTTCGCGAGTGCGGTGTACTCCGCATCGGTGAGCCCCTCGGACAACTCGTCCCACTCACGACGCTTCCAATCACTCAGCGGCGAAAGTTCGCCATCCTCGATCTCGAAACCTGTCTTGTAGATGAAGTCGGAGAAGAACCGCTCCACGTCGAGCTTGCCGGTCGCGTCGATGTGCGGCTTCTGGAGCTTGCCGTACTCCATGCGCGGCACCCCGACCACGCGAATCGTGATGATCGACTCACGCATCTCCTGCTCGATCTCAGCGATACGCTTCGCCTCTGCCGGCGACCGGCGTGCCTTCGCCATGAGACTGTCGCGCTCGGCTCCGAGTGCCGCATCGAGACAAATCTGAATATCTCGATAGCCATACGTGCGCTTGCGATTCTTCGCCATGAGTGACCCTGTTTCTGCCCTGTGTGGATGTTGCCGTGCGGGGGCCACAGGGCCGCAGCCCCCGCACGGGGCCTATCAGGAACCGGAAACGACGACGCCCGAAACGACCGCGCCGTTCACGAACACGGCCTGGTTGATCCGATCAACCGCGTTCGCTTCCTCCGGCATCGGAGCCTGCTCGCCGAGCTGCACCGGCCAGTACTCGTACGAGAAACCGGCGTAGCCGCCATCCGTGTCCGGGTCGTAGTCCTCCGGCACCTGGAACAGATGCACGAACGCACCCGACTTGCCCTCGGTGAGTTCGAGCTTCGCCGCGTTGTCCGTGGGCTCGTCGTCGTTGAAGACGTAGCGGATCGACAGGGTGGGCGACTTTCGCCCGGGCTTCTGGAAGTCCTGCGAGGACGCCTGCCGGTTGTCGGAGATCGCAGCCTGCGACTTCGCCGCGTTGAAACCGTCCGCACCGTGCGTGAAGTACATCGACAGGTCGTCGCCGCCTGCGATGTCTCCGATGGTGACGCTCTCCGGGTCGGGCGCGCCGTTCTCAATCCAGATCGTGCGCCGGGTGCCGTCACTCGACACCGACGCGGGAACCGAAATAGCCATGATGGTTCTCCTTATGAGTCAGTGCCCTGTTGACGAACCGACGCCCTGTTGACGACGGCAACCCCACGCTGGGGAAGATGAGAAACGCGCCCTATGACCCGGCGCGAGAGGTAAACAGCGAACGAATGATGTAGTTCGCGTTCGCAACGAACAATGGCGGCTTCACACTCGTGTCAGGTTCCGGAGCTGACGCCGACTCGAACCGGATCGAACAGTTCCGACCATCGACAACGGGCTTCCAACCCACCAGCTCGTCCATCGCAGCCGACAGCATCGACCGCACCACAGCCGCCGACACGCCCACGACCTGCACCGTCACCGGCAGGACCGCGTTATCGTCCTCAACCTGCCGGAACGCCTGACGATCCCCGCCAAACTCATCCGGCACACCACCGAGCACAATCACGTAGTTGTCACGCACATACTCGCCAGCCGTCGTGAGCTTCACCGTGTCCGTGACCTTGCCCGGGAACCGATCCTCAAGCCGGTCCATCACAGCTTCAAACTCGCCGCTCACAGCCCCATCGCCTTCAACGTCTGATCGACCGCAATCTCGATACCCTTCTCAAGATCACGAGACGCAAACACCTCCGCACGCTGCCTGGCTCGAGACGGTGCGCGGCCGATGAACGATCGCCCTTCCGGGTCATCGAGTGCGCCGAACTTGCCGACCTTGTCCCGGTCCGCATCCGGGCCAATCTCCGCCCGAAACTCACCCTTAGTGAGCCCCATCGACGAATCCAAGTCATACGACACCGACCGCTCATACCGACCCGCGAGACGCTTAATCGGGAACTTCTGCCGAGTGTCCTTCTTCCACTCCTTCGACGTGTTGATCGCCGCCTGCTGCACGGCCTGACCGACACGCTCACGAGACGCATTGGCCGTCGAGCTCAGGTCGTGGGCGAGCTTGGCCACCTCAGACGTATCAACCGCGAACCCATCACCAGCGACCTGAATAGCCATGTCAGGAGCCCTCCACGATCACTTCGTTCGACTCCTCGACCGGCCATCGCTGAGCCGTCACCTGACCACCCGTAGGCAATCCCTTGAGTCGCACCACCCGGCCGACCATCGACGGGTCATCCGGGTCCGCATCACACACCGCACGCATGTCCACCGACAAACCCGTCGCCCCAACCGGCACATGCAACTCAGCAGCCTGCTCCGCCACAAACTGCCCACCAGCCACCGACTCCGACACCGCCGTCGCCCGCACAAACTTGAACCGCGCCGGCCCGTCATACACATCATCAAGAACCTGCAACACCTCAAACGTCACCGGGTCCGACACCTCGACCAACTCGCCGATACGCCACGTTTGCGTCATCCGGGCCTCAGCCAAACGACGGCCCGCGCCGAGGTTCAGTCCCACGACGGCCTCCCACACCGCTCCCCAGGACCATCCGACGCGAGCTTGATGCTGAACGACTCCGACGACGACGTGGACTCAGCCGGCGCGAGGAACGCCCACTCCTCCTCGGTGATGTCCACTTCGGACTTCGCCACCGAATCGTTGTGCTTCCACGACGCATCGTCGATGCGTTCGTTCTCCCGACCATCCGGGTTGAGCATCACCCGACGAACCGCGCGGATCTCGACGAGTTTCACAGTGCCCGTGTCGAGGCCAGTCAGGTTCGGATAGCGAAGCTTGATCAGCGCCTCAGCCTGGTCAATGAACGCCTGACATTGGGCGGACTGCGAAGTAGAGAAGGCGACGCCAAGCAGCGGCGAAATGTCAGACGGGGACGCGACAGTCGGCATGATTCACCTCCGGTGATGCCGGGGTGCGACACACGGCCGCACCCCGGCTTGTTGGGTCAGGAACCGACAGGCTCGGAGACAAGAACGTTGCGGAACACCGCAGCGGCCTTCGTCGCCTTGAGCGCGACCGCGACCGGGCCGAGCTCCACCTCACCCTTCTTCACCGCACCAGCGGTCGAGAAGTCCGGGAGCCAGGTCTGCACGAGCGTGCCACCGACCGTCGAGACGCCGTGGAACCCGTCCATGCCGACGCGGTATGCGTACAGCGAGGTCGTGCCGTCCACCGCGATCGGGATGATCGGGTTGTTCGTGCCGGCCTTGTTGCCCGGGTCCGCGAGGATGATGCCCCCGTAGGACTCGCGCGTGATCGGGCGACCGTTCTGCCCGACAAGGCCCTCGATCGGCTCCCGCGTGTACATCGACGTGCGACGCACGATCGCGCGCAGCTTCGCCAGCGCCTTCGTGTTGCCGAGGACGATTGTGGGCGTGCCGTCCAGCAGCGACAGGAACTCGTCGAGCTGGTCGAGTGCCTTGTGCGCGTTGGTGCCGGTGTCAAGGTCCACCCAGTCGGCGTCGATCGAGTCGTCGGCGTTGAACTCGGTGTCCGAGTTCGTGAGCGCGACGTCGAGGCCGTCGAAGCCGTTGGCGTCCGCGTCGGTGTCGCCGTTGATCACGAGATCCTGGAACTTCGTCCGGGTCGCCTTGATCTTCTGCGACAGGTTGAGTGCGACGTTCGCCGACGCGGCGGGACCGATCTGCGCGGTGACACGGTCGACCTCGAACGAACCACCCATGACCGCCAGGTCCACCGAGTGCTTCTCGGTGGTGACGTTCGACGGGGTGTACTCGTTGTTGATCGCACGAGTGTCAGCGGACGGCTGCGTCGCGAGGCGACGGTAGCCGTAGGTGAGGGTCGTGCCCCCACCGGCCGGGTTGACCACGTCATCGAAGATGAGCGTGTCGAGAACGACGGACTCCTTGCGGAACTCGTCGATCACAGCCGGGTTGTAGTCGTCCTGAGCGTTGTTCTTCGACTCAGCAAGAGAAACAGCCACAGTGGGCTCCTTTCAGGTTTACGCCGACTCGTAGTGCGCGCTGATCGCGCCCGCGAGATCGGCAGGCTTGGCGGGCTCTTTCGGCCCAATGGAGGGGTCGGGTTTCGGAACAGTCGGGCCCTGATTGCCGCGAATCGCGACGATCGCCGCAGCCTGCTCGTCAAGCTGTTCCGGCGTGGTGCCGGTGAGGAGCTTGAGCTCGGCTTCGTCGGTGATCTTGTGCTTCACAGCAGCCTCATAGCGGGCGAGCTTCGCGGCCGTTTCGGCCTTCTCCTGCTCTGCCTTGACTGCACGCTCCTCGAGCTTCTGCTGCTCGGTTTTCTGAGCGTCCTCGAGAGCAGCCAACTTGTCGGCCGCTTCCTTGTTTGCCTTCGCGCGGTCCTCCCACTTGCGCGCTTCGGCCTTCCAGTCCGGCTCCTGTGCAGGAGGCGCGGGCTTCGGAGGCTCCGGCGTCGGTTCAGCAGGCGGCG